CTTCTTCCTCGTCGTCGTCACTCTCCTCATCATCGTTGTCCGCATCATCGCTTTCACTATTATCACTTGTATCTGGGGATTGATTTCTCTTTTTGCTGTGCGAGTTAGTCAATTTTTTTGGAATTGACTTTTTATTCACCACCTGTGTGGAAATAGTATTTTTTTTTGATTTTGAATCAGTCGTATTCATTTTGGATTTTATTTTAATAATGAATTAAAATGAAATTGTTTTTATTTTATTATATAATATGTTTTTTATCTTTAATTAGGTTTCACAACATTTCATTTATTCTTTTTTGTACTTTTAATGAAATCATTATTTTTTGAATTGACATTGTTTGATTATTTTTGTTTAATTTATTTTTTTATCGAAATAAAATAAAAACAATCTAAATAGTCTATAATACTTAATATCTTAAAACATGCAAAACACCGCTAAAATTATTGGTATACAGTTTAGCATTTTATCTCCGGATGAAATTAGAAGAAGCTCGGTCGCGGAAATTACCAGTAGAGATACTTATACTAATAACAAACCAGTCATTGGCGGATTATTTGACCCACGAATGGGAGTACTTGAACCAGGACTTATTTGTCCCACCGATGGCAAAAATTATATGGAATCCCCGGGGTACCATGGACACATTGAACTCGCAAGACCAGTGCTATACGTTCAGTTCATTACTGAAATACTTCATATTCTCGATTGTGTCTGTTTCAAGTGCAGCAAACTAAAGATTAGTAAAAGTATTTACGCAAAGGCTCTTTCCTTACGCCCAGAGGCCAGGTGGAAATTTGTTTACCATTTGGCCAAGAACGTAAGCCGATGCGGTGCGGAAACGGATGACGGGTGCGGGAATCTACAGCCCACTATTAAAAAAGTGGACCTCGCGACCATTACCGCAGAATGGGTGGATAAAGATAAAAAAGCCGAAAAAATGTCCATTACCGTGTCCCCTGAAATGATTTTAAAAATATTTAAACGAATCTCTGACGAAGACATTAGCTTTATGGGATTCAGCCCCATTTACTCCAGACCTGAGTGGATGATTTGTCAAGTTCTTTCAGTACCGCCACCATCGGTTAGACCATCTGTGAAGCATGACGCTCAACAACGGTCCGAAGACGATTTGACCCACATTCTGTGTAGCATCATTAAAACCAACAAGATTTTACATGATAAAATACAGAATAATGCTCCCGCAAATATTATCGACGATAATAGAACCACCCTACAGTACTTTATCGCGACTCAAGTGGACAACAAAATTCCCGGGGTCGCTCCTGTCGCACAACGGTCTGGCAGACCTCTCAAGTCTATTAAGGAGAGACTGAATGGAAAAGGCGGACGAATGCGTGGAAACCTTATGGCGAAACGTGTGGATTTTAGTGCTCGGTCCGTTATTACCGCCGACCCAAACATCTCCATTTCAGAATTAGGAATTCCGATGAAAATCGCCAAAAACATTACCAAACCCGTTTACGTGAATAAACTCAATATTGATTTTCTTACTAAACTTGTGCGAAATGGTCCCGACATTCATCCTGGTGCGAAATTACTTGAAAAAGATGGACAGACGATTACTCTTCGATACTGCGATCGCGATTCTCTTGTTTTAGAAGAAGGAAATATTGTTCACCGTCACATGATGAATGGAGACGCCGTCTTGTTCAACCGTCAGCCTTCTTTACATCGTATGTCGATGATGTGCCATATTGCGAAAATCATGAAACGAGGCGACACGTTTCGCATGAATGTCGCAGACACGAAACCTTACAATGCGGATTTTGATGGAGACGAAATGAACTTACATATGCCACAAGACCCTGAAGCCGAAGCAGAACTCAGATATTTGGCCGCGGTCCCTTATCAAATAATCAGCCCGGCCAATCACAAATCCATTATTGGCGTTTATCAGGACTCTATGCTTGGAGCATTTCAGTTTACTCGAGAAAATGTACGATTCAATGCGAGGGAAACCATGAATTTACTCATGATGTTTAATGGAGTAAATGAATCCCACTTACTCGAGACGCTGGAAAAAAATGGGAGCATGACCTGCTTTGAAATATTGACTCAAATTCTTCCCCCTCTCTCCTTAAAGTACAAAACAAATTCGTTTAATGATAAAATGGACAACGAAGTCAACTCGAACAAGGTTCTTGAAATACGAAATGGTCAGTATATTCGCGGTCAAATGGATAAGGGTACGCTTGCCGACGGAACCAAAGGACTTCTTCATCGCATTTGTAACGACTATGGCAATATGGCCTCGGCGAAATTCATTGATGATTTACAGAACATTGTGACGGAATATATGAAAACCAGCAGCTTTAGCGTGGGCATTAGCGATTTGATTTCTGACCAGACAACCAAGCAGGAAATTTTGGCCGTTATTACCAAGAAAAAACAAGATGTCAAAGACCTCATTGACCAAATCCAATTGGGCGTTTTTGAAAACAACACGGGCAAAACAAACGAAGATGAGTTTGAAAATCAAGTGAATAATATTTTGAACAAAGCCACCAGTGAATTGGGCAAAATTGGTCGCGAAAAACTCGGCAAAAATAATCGATTTGTCATTATGGTCAACGCTGGATCCAAGGGACAAGATTTGAATATTTCTCAAATGATTTCTTGTATTGGTCAACAAAACGTGGATGGTAAACGCATTCCCTATGGGTTTGAAAACCGCACGTTACCACACTTTTCCAAATTCGACGATAGCCCATTGGCCCGAGGATTCGTTGAGAGCTCGTACATCAAAGGCTTGTCCCCGCAAGAATTGTTTTTTCATGCCGTCAGTGGCCGCATTGGTTTAATTGATACCGCCGTGAAAACAAGCACCACCGGATACATTCAACGCAAACTAATCAAGGCACTCGAGGACTTGATGGTGGACTACGGATTTACGGTTCGCACCAACAAGAAGAAGATTATTCAGTTTTCTTACGGGGATGACAATATTGACACGATTAAAGTGGAAACTCAGCAAATGTACATTGTTAACATGAGCACCCAAGAGATTTATGACCACCTCAACGTTCTCGATTTCAAGAGTAAACAATTGGCAACCGTTTTTACCCCGGAAGCACTGAAACGTCAGAAAAGTAAAAAGGAACAAGACTTTATTCAACCCAAGTGTGCCGAGTACACGGCAGAAATGATTCAACGTCGAGATGATATCGTAAAGTACGTGTTTAGTAACAAGGCGGATACTACAGTCAATTGTCCAGTGGCGTTTAACCATATTATCAATAATATTCAGGGCCAAATGAACATCACTTCCGCCTCCATGGTGGACATTACTCTGGGAGAAGCATTCAAACTTATTGAACTCACCTATGCGAATCTAAACAAGTTGGGCTACTGTGCTCCTACAAAACTGTTTGAAACGTTGTACAAATACTACTTGTCTCCCAAAGACCTTTTGATTGTAAAGAGATTCAACCGCAACGCTCTTATTGTACTACTCGAAGCAATCTCGACCCAATACAAGCGTTCCATTGTGGCTCCAGGCGAAATGGTTGGAATGTTGGCCGGCCAGAGTATTGGCGAAGTTTCGACACAGATGTCCGTTCCATTTTATTCTCAGCACAAAATTGTGATGAAACACAAGTTGACTGGTGCCGTTGAATTTAAATCCATTGTCATGGGAGAATTCTGCGACGGACTTATTGAAGCCAACCCAACTCTGACATTCAACACCGGTCACGAAAACAGCGTGGAAACTTTACTCGATGAATCCGAGTATGAATATTTTATAATGGGAGTCTCCGAAGAGGAGAGAACCAGTTGGAACCCAATTTCCCATGTCAGCAAACATCCCGTAAACGGACAAATGATGAAAGTGTTGACTCGAAGCGGTCGTGTCGTCGAAACAACCACCAGTCACAGCCATCTCATTCGACAGGACCACAAGGTGGTTCCCATTGTGGGAGCCAATATGGTCGAGGGGATGCGTATCCCCGTTTGCCGTCATATTGAAAACTCCTTTGTGGTTGACACATACCAATCGATTAAACTGGATGAATTGTTTGGTTGGTTTATTGGGGCGTATCTCGCCGAAGGCAGTCTGCATTACAATGAAATTAGTATTTCCAACATTTCCACGTATTATATTGAAAACACCAAGAAAATCGCGACATTGTTTGGTAAGGGATTCCGCGTAATCGAAAAAGAATGCGAATACGGCCAATCTATAACCACCAAATTCAATTGCGAACCTTTGGCAAAAATACTCTTGAATACCTGCGGTAACGGTAGTTTTGTGAAAAAGGTTCCCGACTTTGCGTTTACGGCTCCCGATGAGTTTAAACGGGGAATGTTTCGCGGGTACTTTGACGGTGATGGAAACTTTCAATGCGACCAGGCGCACCATCAAATTCGATGCTGTAGTCGAAGCGAACAGTTGATTAAAGATTTGGCTCTCATCTTGAATTACTTTGACATTGTTGGGAACTTTAAGAGTGAACATACTCGCGGAAGTTGGTTATATCATTTGAACATTCCATCCAAGTACGCCAAAGTTTTTCAAACCAAAATTGGAACCAATTTACACTCGGATAAATTACAGAATCTGGTAAAGTATATAGAGAGAAGCGACGCTCGGTTCTTGTCTGAACAAATTGATAAAATCAACGGAATGGGCGAAATCGTCGCTCACTGTGGCAAGACGTTACAACTTCCAGGACAAAGTCGAACTTATGGGTTCTTCAAGAACAAAGAATCCATTGGCCGCAGAACGCTAGAGAAATATTACCAAACTTTTAAAGCGCACGAAAAATGCGACCTTATTAGCGAGGAGTTGGCCTTAATTGAACAAGCTCTGAACTCTGGGGTGATGTGGGATGAAATTGTTCACATTGAATATTATACGCCGGATCAGAACAATTATGTATATGATTTTACTATTCCGAGGAACCAAACTTTTGTGACTGATTATGGTGTCATGGTTCATAATACGCTCAATACATTTCACTCAACTGGTAGCAAATCCAATGTGACACGTGGGGTGCCAAGAATCGAGGAAATCTTGTCCTTATCGGAATACCCAAAGAATCCTTCGTTAACGGTATACTTACGAGAGGAGGATGAGAAGGATAAGGATAAGGTCCAGTCGATTATGTGTATGTTGGAGCATACAAGATTGAATGACATTGTCAAATCGATTGAGATGTGTTTTGACCCGGAGGACAAACATGAGGGCGACCAGGCGATGATTGAGCAGTACAAGTTGTTTGAGAATATGGTGAATATTGCAAACATGGGGTCAAGTCAGATGAATGTGCCGGGGGAAAAGTCCAAATGGATTTTGCGAATTCAGATGGACAAGGAAATCATGTTGGATAAGAATATTACGATGGATGATATTAATTTTACCTTGAGTAATTGTTACAAGGATCAGATACAATGCGTTTATTCGGATTACAACTCGGACAACTTGGTATTTCGCGTTCGTATGGTGGAAGTCGCCAAGAACAAGAAACTGACTTCGCCGGACCAATCGGACCACATTTACATGTTGAAGAATTTTCAGGACCAGTTGCTTCAAAACGTGGTTATTCGCGGCATCAAGGGAATTAATCAGGTCTCTCTTCGTAAGATTAAAGATAATGTCTTTGAGAAAAACGGAGCCTACAAGAAAGAAGACATTTGGGTAGTTGATACGGTCGGGACCAATTTATTGGAAATTTTATCGCTGGATTTTATTGACCCAACTCGCACCATTAGTAACGATATTCGTGAGGTGTTTAATGTGTATGGAATCGAAGCCGCACGACAAATTCTCCTCAACGAGTTGGTGGAGGTCGTTAGTTTCGGTGGCGTCTATATTAATTACCACAATTATAGTGTGTTATGCGACCGAATGACGTTTACGAGTAAGATGATATCGATTAGTCGTTTTGGAATCAACAGTGACGACACTGGACCTATTACGAAAGCGTCTTTTGAAGAAACTCCGGAAATGTTTTTACAGGCGGCTCGTCATGCGGAGCTGGACCTCATGACTGGTGTGTCGGCGAACATCATGTGCGGCCAAGAAGGATTCTATGGCACGAGTTGCTTTCAAGTTTTCGTGGATTTTAACAAGATGATTAATTCCGTGAAATACAATCCGGTGAAAGAGGACGAGATGATTGCCGACGCCATGTCCAACGCTGGGGAGAGCACTGTGTGCGACAGAGCCCAAAAATTAGTAGATAATAACGTAACGCATATTAATCCTCAATTCACTATGAATGATGATGAGGATTATAACCCGGGATTTTAAAATTAAGTTATTGAATTATTATAATATATATTTAAGAGTATAATAAAATATATATTATAAAAACATTCTACTACGTTTTACAGCATATAACTTTGTGTGTTTTCCAATCGGCGTGCTGGCATTTTGATGAGCAATAGTAAACATTATTACAGCCTGAACATTTTTTCTTGGCAATCTCTTCGCAAGAACCGCAATAATCCCTGGCACCTTTTTCTAAAACTTTTACTCCGGCCGAAACTAAAATTTCATTCGGCATTTTTAGGATTTCTTCGTGCAGAATCATGGGAATAAAAAGAAACCCGTTCTGATCATCATTGGGAATTTCTTTCAATTTGACCAAGTTAATAATCAAACTTGTCCAAAGTCCTAATTTCACTTCATATTCAACTCCCCACAAACGACAAAGGCTCCGAGGGTTTATCATTGCGATGTTGTCTTTGAACTTTACCTTTATTTCGTCATACAAGTCGATTAAAAAAAGAATACTTCTGGATACGAACCCGGGTTTGTCTTTAACTACTTGAAGTATTCCTTGTTGACCCGTTCTGAAAATTTCCCAGTCTAGGTCGCTTGTGATTGGTCGTGGGATTGTTAAACCGACGCCGCGAAAATAAAGCACCAGTTGACAATGTATATTGGAACCAGGCGGACCAGTCTGAGAAGGATTCATCAACTCGTCCAGCATATTTTAAAAAACTTAATTTATGATTATATTTGAATCCTTTGGATTCTTTCGGTTTCTCTCTACTTTTAATATTCAAAAGGGTTAATAAAATAGATTCAGGATTCTAAACTTATATCTGTCTTTTACAAATAAATTAAGAGAGAAACAGAAAGAATCGCAATTAAGTATTTGAATATATTTAGTTTCTTTCTTCTTATGACAAATGTTTATTAAAAATGTTGTCCGCACATTCTAACGTAACTAGTCCTTTATTTAACTTAGGCAGCTCGGTTAATAGATTGCTGTAACAAATTAATATTTCCAAATTTTCATTTAATTTGGGTAATTTGGTTAATTTGTTTTTATAACAAATTAACGCTGTCAGATTTTCGTTTAATTCGGGCAGCTCGCCAAGTTCATTCTCATAGCAGTAAAGAATACCTAAATATTCTGGAAATTCGGGCAAGGTGGTTAATAGATTATTAAAACAATTTAATCTTATTAAATTTGCGTTTAACTTGGGTAAGTGCGTAAGTTTATTATTAAAACAAAACAGGTCATATAAGGGTTCACTTAATTCTGGCAATTCGGTCAGCAAATTATTAAAACATAATAGGACATGTAAGTTGGCATTTAAAGGCGGCAGTTTCGTTAAAAAATTATGATTACAAGCCAATTCAATTAAATTCTCATTTAGTGGCGGCAATCGAGTAAGTTTATTACAAGGACAAATCAAGATGCGTAAATAATTAGGTAATTCTGGCAATTCAGTAAGTTTATTTAGGTCACAATATAACTCAACCAAACTCGGGTTTAACGGAGGTAGTCTAGTAAGTCGGTTATTCCTACAATTTAATACTCTTAGGTTTTTGAATCTAGACAATTCAGGCAAAAAACGTAGATTTCGGTTGGATAAATCAATACATTCGGTTTCCTGTGGCAAACGTTTTAAATAAGATTGAACGTCAAAAGATGCCATGTTTTATGTATATATGTACAACCAAATATGTTTAATATTTAAAATTATAAAATAATTATTATGTTTTATTAGACAATAATTTTACTTAGATAATTCTTCAACACATATTTATTAATTATTTCCAAATAAAATCATTATTTACTTTTTAAAAAATTGACAAAAATACTTTTTTAATATGACGTGTGTAGAAAATATAAAAGACGCCTGCCTTGGACTGCTATGTTTGTTTCAGGTGGCCATTGCCGGAAGCACCATTTCTTATGTTGTATTTGCTATTCTTTTTTTAGTAAAAGACTATAGCATTTGCGGAGACGCCTCCCCCTTATGGGTCTTTGTACTGGTTTCCGTTATTGCACCGACATTTTTGAACTTGCTGAGAATTCAGAATCAACCTCAAAATAATTCACAAGATACCGACAGTGTTACGCCGGTTGCCGCCTTTTTATTGGTGATTACAGAGGTTATTGTTGGTGGGGTACTTATTTATGGAGACGGCAATACCTGCGAACCCATGAAACACACGGGACTCTGGGTGGTTGCGTTGATTTTGTTCTGGTCTTTGTTGACTGCGTTGCTTTTAGTAACCGCGACAATTCTTACGACTTTTGTGTTGGGAGTCTGCTGTAATGAGGTCGAGTCCAAACCTCTTCCCAACACGGGGGGTGTTCATGCAAGTAGCATTAATGTAACTATTGTAAATTCGGACCAAATCGTATAATATTAAAACTTATTTACCATAATATATTATCCGCTAACCATCCTCTTGAAAAATATACATGTCTATCTTTACTATGACGATGTTTATATAACTTTCTACGCTCATTCGCATACTTTAAACCATGTGTGATCACATAAGTTGAATAATCCGAGTATCCACTCGCACCAATACTTGTTATGTAATTATCATCTGAATCAAACACATCAATTTTATACTTTGAATTTGAGCTGGGATATATTTTTAAATTAAGTTTTTTGGCTTTTTTGAAACTATAACTAGTAATTTTATACATATAATATATATATTAGCATTTAAAATATTAAACTAAAAAGTATAAAAAATATAAATTAACTATAAATAATGTCACTTACGTTTTATCACTTGGCTCAACGCATAATAAAAATTCCAACCACTTGTGAACCTTGTAAAGGCCCGATTTTGCCTATTTTCTTGTTCAGTAGCTTAATACAAAAATATCCCAATAGTTTGGATACTAAAACAAAATATCAGTTTCTCTCCACTACATTGTCCAATAACTTTCTAACAAATAATCAAAAGGAAGAATTCTTGTACTGGTTTGGTCAAACTCAGCGGGCCTACTTCGCACTCGCTCGTTTCGCGAACTTAATACGATACAAAAAGGCAAAATGTGTAGTTGACTTTGATATGGGATTAAACGAAATCAGCAAAAATACCAAAGGGATTATTTGTATATACGAAAACAACTACACTTATTTGTTTAAAATACATGACCTGATTCACATTTTCAATACAGCGTTGACCAACTCAGATATGTTTTTTTCAAATACTTTGATGGTAAAGAACCCATTCAGCAACGTACCTTTTAATAAATCCACCCTTTACAATATTTATTTTTTTATTCGATTTAATACTTTAATTATACCTATCTTAATTCATAATTACTTTTTGCTCCATTTTAATTTAAAGAAATTTGAATCCAATTTTGAACACCTTATAAGAGAGAAAGAGATACATCGTTACATTAATACATCTTCCACAGAAACGTTGTTCCCAATTATCGTAACCATGTTACATCAGTTTTTCTTACGTTACCGGCTAAAATTTAATATTCATCCGGATTTTCCGAAAAATACACTGGTGATCATCATGAAACCTTATGTGTTAATGTATTATACATCTCTTTATTCGCTAATTAAAAGTCAAGAGTCACAAGCCTTCAGACACCTTAACAGAAGGTTGCTGGATTTTTTTGACTTTAATCCGCAATTTGGACGAAAATTTATTCATATTACTCGGGTTTATAATGTGAAACGTAATAGACTTGTAAGAAAACAAACTGTTACATTTAACTCCTGTGAACCAACTAAAAAAAGCTCCTGTTTTCTTAAAAGCCATAAGAAATAATGTTGTTTATTTGTTTGAAAGAAGAGAGAAAACCCAAATATGTCAACCACCCAGAGTACCAACTAAGTTTGTTTTTTAATGGTGACTTCTTTGGCGATTTTCCGAATTATTTTGTTTGCTTTCTCCTCGTCGTTGTCTCCGGAACCACCCATTGCCTCTATTACCATATGGCTGTACTTGTCACTTAAATGAGATTCACTTCGCTTACAGTCTGGGTTTTTTATTTTCCAAACGGGAAGCATCTTAATGTTCTTGTGAGCTATTTGTTTGAGAGCTTTCTTCATCTTGGTATTTTCAGCATCTTCTTTTTCCCACTTGTTATCGTCCTTTACATACATGCTTTCTCTCTTTAAGTCACTACAATGAACTGGTCTTTCACATTCTTCCAAGTCATTCAGTCCATTAATTATTAGTTTGGAAAGGCCATTGACGAAACCTAATTCCCCAACACTTTCCAAGTCTGTTAAATCAATTTGGAGAGAACTCACAAAATCCGTTAAGTTCATTGCGTTCTTACACGTGTCGTTTAAGAAAAACTGAAGATTAAATATTTTATTATGGCTATTTATAGTATTGTTGTTATGGTTGTTGTTGTTTGTGGTAGTAGTCATGGTTGTGTTTTTACACAATTCTATTATTTGTTTTTGAAGGTCATTGGTCTGTTGTTGGGACTGTTTTTGTAACTCGGTCGATTGCTTGCTTTGTTCAATTAACATTTCTTTAAATTCACTGTTTTGATATATTATATTCATAATAATCTCCGGATTTATTAAAGTGGAGGTGGCGGTTGTTGTTCCACACTTTTTCTTATGCCTCCATAACCCAGAACGGTCTTGAAACGTCTTGTTGCAATTATTACATTCATGCTTGTTACTAGAAACTTGGACAACCGACAATTTATTTGGGACTTCTTGATTGGTTTGGTGTTTTTGCGTAAGTTGATGCTGTTTATAACTACTTTTTTTATTAGTACCATAAAAACATAACTTGCAAAAGTACATTGTTGGCATATATATATATGTGGTATATTTTATATTATGTAATGTCCTTATATAAGATTAGTAATTTTAATATTCAACCTTTATTTTTACAGGACTGTACATATTTGTCGTTGAAAAAGTTGCTATTTATAAATATGCTCTGAATTTTATTTGATAGAATATTTATTGTTAACCCTTTATATGGAGTGAGAAAATAAAACACTGATTAAAAGCATATTTTCTGTTGCTAAATGTTGCTAAAAGTTGATAAATGTCCAATTTTTCTGGACATTTTTGGACAAAAATATAAATGTCCAGAAAAATCATAAAAAAGTTAGCGTCATAAAAATAATATTTCGTTTTTGGGTGGGAGACCATAAGAATTTTTATGCAGTGGCTGGATCCCTGAAAATCACATCTACTCTTTTCACTAACAAAGTACTTAGGATTTTGAAATTGGACATTTATAAATGTCCTTTTTTAAAAAGCTAGAGATAGTTTCCCCAAAAAAGAGTGAGTGTAGTGTTTTAAGTATTTTAAATTTGGTTTTTGATTTTTTTGGAAATCTTCCGCGAATGTTTATATGCCGCATATTTCAAAAAAACATTTAATTTAGAGAATTTCTATTAAATTATCGTGATTATAAAGCACAGGTAATTTAATGGTTAAATTATTTGGTTTAACATTTTACATATTTTGGTTGCTAATTGTTGCTAAATTTTGGTATGGTCTGGAAATAAAAGCATGGGTATCGCACTACTTAGACCATAAATGAAGTGATGCTCAAGACGTAATTCGTCGGAGCATATTATTTGTTGCTAAATGTTGCTAAACCCAATAAATGTCCAATTTTTCTGGACATTTTTGGACATTTATTTTTGTTGTCGAAAAATTATATGGTAACAAAATATTCGGTCTTTTTTTAGGTGGCAGACCATAAGAAATTTTATGCAGTGGAGAAATCTCTGAAAATCACATCTACTCTTTTAACTAACAAAGTACTTAGGATTTCGAAATTGGACATTTATAAATGTCCTTTTTTAAAAAGCCAGAGATAGTTTCCCCAAAAAGAGTGAGTGTGTTAATTCAAGTTTTCTTTTTAAAAGTAGAGAGAAACAAAACTCTCAAACTTCCCGTTTCTTAGTACCCCGTTTAAAAAACTTATTTTTTCTAGTTTTTGTTTTATCCACGATACTCAGAACTACGTTCATATCAAATACTTCAAGAGCTTGTTCGATTGCATTCTTATTATTATGCCTATTGTTTTGTGCAGACTTGGAGAGAATTTCCTTTACAAATTCGTTCATTGGAATTGGGGTTAAATCTGCGTTGGTTTTTGTGTTGAAGGTTTTAAAATCTTTCAAAGAAATGGCAATGGAGTCTTCATCGTTCTGAATAACCTTGAAAGAAAAAGGCGACTGGGAACTATACGACGGCAGAACAATAAAGACGCATTCATTGTCTTTGGTTGTAAATCCGGACAATATTTTACTTTGTTTTACTGTTTCTATAATTCTAGAATGAGAGAGAAAAACAAAAGGAATTTGATGTCGCTCCAATAACAACCAGAGATCCAACGCCGTTAAAAAATAACCGGCCTCTTGTATAATTGTCCAAATACTTAAATTGGTATTCATCGCAAGCGGTTTTCCCTCTAACTTTAAAATCAACCGAATCTTTTCCTCATATTCGCCCGTATATCTGGAGTATTCTTCAATTAACTGAATTTTAATTTCTGCTTTACTCAACGTGACATTAGTCGTGTTTTTAATTATATATATAGCAAAATCAAATGAGCAGTTGACCGACTTTCCATAAGTAATTTCATGGTAGTCCGGTGGAAAATAAGTATTCCATTTATCTCCCGAAATAATTCTCTTGGAAATAGATTCGCATGTGGTGGTGGTTGTCTTTAAGTTGTTTACATTTATTGTATTAGAATAAGGAATCGAGGATTTGGAGGGAATGGCTTCGTCAAATGAATTAAAGTTGGCCGGATTGTTTGCCGCGGGTGGTTTTAAATTGGTCATATACGAATGAATCGTGGATTCTGTGAGGATGACCTCCTCCTCGTTAATAACGTAGGTTAAACTTCCGAATCCTTCGGCGGTTTGTCTTCGGAATAGGTAAGCTCTGACTCGACCGTTTCTAATTAATTCGTCCGATAATCGTGTAAAATAAATGTTTTCATTTTTCTTTTGAGGACTAATCAGATTATTTCTGGGGACAATTAAGTTGCAGTTGCCATCTGTAAATCCGCACAAGTTAGAGGAACAACCCTCTTTATCATTCCCAATACACGCAGAAACCGTTTTAATTAACTTGTAATAACTGTCGTTACCGGTAAATTGTATCTTTTTACCGACCAAATGTCGAATAATCTTTTCGATTTTTATTAATTTATCCTGGTATATAACGTCGTTTTGCGACAATATTGCGTGAACTTCTTTTTTAAGTTTTTGATTTTCGTAATTGTTTAATAGTATTCGCACCGTATTTTTGAACGTTATATAAAAATTATCTTCTGACTTCAACCGACTAATGTAGTTCTCTCTTTCCAAGTCTTTTGTATCTGTTATAAATAAGGATTTTTCTGTCGAACCCATTTTGTTATCTGATATTTCAACATACTCAGAGTCAGTAAACATATCTTTTAGATTACCAGTAGTGGCCTCTTCCATCTTTAAAGAGAGAGAGATTTGAACAAACTGTTTGGATTCAGTTAATATGCCAACTACAATTTTTGACATTTGTATGACACGAAATTCAGGTCTACATGGTATTCTTCGGCTGCTTTTATTACTTACCTCCGTTAAAAAATCAACCGTCTCTGAGTAGGGACGCCAAACGGATTGGTGCGAAATAAACACAAAATCCATCTTGGTATTGAAAAGTAGGCCAGAAGGAAAACAAGGAACAAATCCCGTGAGTCCTTCACTACTTTGTACCAAAATACCAACCACTTTGTTATTGTAACTTAATACTTGTTGAGTAACTTGGTAGTCATATTTTTGAATTTCTTTCACTAAAATAGAGAGAAACATAGGAGCCAAAAGAGTCTTCTCCGGAATACTTTCATGGGCACGGCACTCCTTGATATGCGGTTTAATTAAGTTTTTTAGTATTGGCATAATAATTGCGTCTTTGGCCTCAGATAATAAAACGCGAACCTTCTGCTCTTGTTGGGTTTCATCGCCATTATTATTGTTTACTCTATAAATACCGATTGGGTTGTACATTCCGTTACCAGGTTCATCAGCATCTTCATCGACTCTTACCAAAAATAAGGTTTCTTTCATTGGATCATAGAACTCGGAACTGTAATGATTTGTTGGACACATGAGTTGAACTGTATTTTTTATTGGATTACTTACAAGAATGATTAAATTAATCCCATTTTTGAATAACTTATTATTAGGTACACATAGAATATCCCACAAGTAGGTATAATCAATTGGGTTTGTATCGTCATTTAAGAAACGAGTAAAATTTAAGAGTGCCGAGACGACCTGCTTAAAATATAATCTCTCTGTCAAGTCTTTCATATTAACCTTTTGATATATTGTTGAAGTCTTGTACATTTCGATTTTATCATTGAACTGAACATCGTGTTTATTAATATCTTCGATGGAGTCTTGGAAATCTGAAACAAGATTCCCATTTTGACACCTAATAAAACGGTCAATATCAATAGCTTCCACTATTTTCGCCTTCAGTTCTCGAATACCACCCCGGAGGGCGAACGCCCGAGAAACACATCCTAAAAAAGATTGTGGCTCGTCGCCTTCCACTCCAACGCGGAACAAATAAGGTTTATTGGATTTTAGCAAAGACAATTCCGTTGTTTTGCGGTCATATTTGTGCACGCCAAATAATTTTTGTATGTGCTCTGGTAGATAACCAAGTTGAGTATTCTTTAGCATAATATTGTCGTCCACAATATTATTCACATCCGTTATTAATACTTCTTCGGCTTCGGCGGGGTCGTCCTTCTTAACACAACAAGGGACACAAAACCCTTTTGAACAATTGGTTAATGCGGGATATCTTTCGCGATTCTCTCCCATTTCAATAATACCATCGCTTTTTGTGTTTATTTGTGTTGTTCTTTCAATTACCTTTCCACATAAAGGATGAGAGAATTGTTTAATTCCGTTTACCGTTTCCGTTTGTATTTCTTCTGCGGAAATCGGGATATTTAGTTTCGGACACCAATACATGGGACACAAGTAGTTGTTTTTTGTCTTTGACGCAGGAGAACCATACCTTAACACGTCTTTTTTGTTTATGGGGTAATTCTTTTGAATAACTTTAAACTCACCGTCACTGACTACCACTGGTTTGTTGGATGAACATACCTCTGATGTTTTTTCACTAATTATTAGAGGGTCGAGCTCGAAAATCTTGTGTTCCACATATTTTTTCTTATCGTCTTCTAGGTCAGAATCATCCGTGTCTTCCATGGGTTCATCTTCTAATAAATCCGTTTGATTTTCAGATGACTCGTATTCACTTTCGGACTCGTCTGACGGCAAATGAATCAATTCTTTTTCGGTTTCGTTATCAGAATCCATGGGTGTTATGTTGGCGTCCGTGTTTGACCCCGATTCAGACGCTGAATCAAGTAAAGTATTATTGTTAGCATCATCATCCTCCGCATCATCCATAGTGTTATCTGCGTCAGAATCTACCTGAGTTTCGTCGGTGTCGTCATCGTCTCCTTGCCCACCCAAACTATTCGTCGTGGATTCATCATCACACACACGATTCAGATCGCTTAAAGTAGGATATTGTTCATTTGATAATTTTTGAAACACTATTAACAGCATGGACTCGATATAAATAGGAATCGTTTGTAGATAACAAATATTAATAACGTCATGAATGTTAACCTCTACATGTTTACTTGAATTCATCCAAGTAATGTGTGTTTTAATCCCATGAGCATGCGGAGACACCCTTTTGTAAATTAAATGGGTCTCATCTGGGCCATGTGAATTATTCTCATCCGTAAATATATTTTTAAAACAACTTAAATATCGCATTATACTCGCATTGTTCACATTCGTCTCACGTTTTACTTCACAAGAGTACAGTAACCGTTCTATAACGACAGATTCGTCAAACAACGTACTAAAGTGTGCGATTTTAAACCCACCATCCGTTATTAAATTGGACGTCGTAGTTATTACAAAGTTTACTGCGTTACTTATCATGTCCTGAACGTCGGAAATAGGTTTGATGGAGTTTTGAAAATCACACTTTAAGTTAATGTCGCCCCGTTTGTTTAAAGTACATATTATGTCGAGCCCATTTTGCTGAAACAAAAAGGTAATATTTTTTTGCGTGGTGGTCAGTTCATTTACGTATGTATTTATTTGAGTTAAATCCAAATGGGGTATTAGGGTCCCATCTTCTGCCTTATTGTCGCAATATAAACGGTAAAGCGATTCTTTTTCGTCCGAGGGTATGTATTTTATAATGGGGGTCATACTTTGAGAATGTATGTTTTTAAATATTAAATCCAACGGGATGGATTGCTCAACAGACTGCGTAATCGTTAGATGAATTAGTTTTATCCCCCAGGGAGAGACAAATTTTAATTTATTGGGAGTGTATCTTTTTATGTCGCTCAACAATTTTACCTTGGACTGGTTACCCATATTTAAATAATGTCTTTCTCTCTTTTTTTTATTTTCACTCAACCATGGAAAGTACAATTCTCCGATGGAATCATCCAATGACATTACATCTTCTGCCAAACACACAAACAACACATTATTCGCAATGTCGCCGCAGTCAAACAAACGGTAATTATTTAAAGAATCGGATTTAGAACCTCCACCCAGAGAGTTGCCTTCGTCGTTTGTTTGGGGAGGTGCGAGGAGTTTGAATGGATTACATACCAGTTTGGAAGCGGAATCTGTTAACTCTTTGTGCCCCAGTAGTCGGTCGACTAAGAATGGGCCGTTCAAATTTAAACGAATGATGTCATCTAAATCGTATTCGTCTTCGGCTGGTAAGTCATATTGAAATGGTTCATTTGAATTGACCTCTGTTAAGTTGTCCAGAAAACATGTCAGACAACCCTTCTTTTGAACTACCTCATACACAATATCTGCGTTTAACATGATCTGGGCCTGATTAAACATGTACATTTCATTGTCGGTCACGAAAATATCATCTAACTTTAATTCTTCCATGACTTTTAGTTTAATGTCTAAAATAGTGTCATCTAAATAAATTTGTTGTTTGACAACCTTTACGGTTTCGGTACTATTCTTTGAGTCGTTGGATTTTCCCGAGAATTGATAGGTTCTAAAAACACCATCCTTCTTTAAATAGCATACTTTGTAAACAGGGAAATATTCCATTTTATTATATTGTGAGCATATTTTATATATTATATTGTTAAATATATAAAATGCGATTATTGTGAAAACCGTTAAATATAAATGTCAGGATTATAATTACATTTTTTACAGTTCTCGTGAAACGTGTCTTGACCCCAATGACCCGATATTTTATCTGCGGTTTCGACTGCGAGCATAGGATAAATAATAGCTCTATTTCCATTCTTCGTCATTGTGTGATCCCATCCAAATGGTTGTAATGTGGTATCTTTACGTGACCTAATAGCATATTCAACCGTATATGTATCTAAAATAGTTTTTGCGTGTGTTTTTGTAAACAATATCATTTGACTACCCCATAAATCATGTGGGTAATTATGGTACACATATTTTAATTTTGTGTTATCACTTTTGAGTTCAAACCCTTGATGGTATGACTTTACTTCAAACGGAATTAAATATCCTAAAAGTAACATATCTAAGTTCATTAATTTAAAATCTTTAATAACACTCGGTAACATAGTTTTAAAATCTTTATGAATATATACATCATCCTCACAATAGATTGCAAATTCCTTTTCACTATTATAAAATTGTTGTAATATATCTAATGCTCCTAACATTAATGACCACCCAACTCCTTCATTGTCGGCAATTCGTGGGTCAGTATTGTCCACCCCATCCGAGAAAATACACTCTATTTCCAATTGTTTAAAACGGACTTCCATTTGAGCTTTTCTCTCTGGATTTTTAAAGGAAAGACAATAAATATCATAGCTCATATGTTTTTGGTTACATAATAAAAAATACATTTTTTTTGTTATATAAACGACGTTTTTCTTTAAACCAAATCGTAATATGGATTGTCGTTAATAGTCATTCCACAATATTCTTGTGGTTTGCTTTTGTAATCGACTGGTATGTAAATGTTGGCCGCCTTTGCGTTCTCCAACACAAATTTAAAATTTTGCCAGAAATCCTGCTTATGTCCAATGGAAGTGGTCATTACATGGGTTAACTCATGTAGAGCCACAAAGGTAAGGGTATTAATATCTATTAATTTGTTTCCTTCCTTGGTCGTATTTAAACAAAATGCGATTTTCTCTCCCTTGTTTTCACTATAAGCAGTTAGTTCACTTGTTGGAAGCGTCTCGCTTACTCGCTGAGGATTAAATCCCTTTACAAGTTTAATCACACGCGGGTCCTCCGGATGGGTTTCTTTCAAATACTTAACCATATCCTTCATTTTTTGGGTAACCGTTGCTAGTAAATTGGCGGCTAATTCCAACTTTTCTCTCTCTCTTACACAATATCTATTTCCATCCTTGGATGCTATTATACATTTTAAATTATAGGCATCCGAGTCGAGATAAACACGTAGACACAAAAATAATATAAAAAACACAAATATATAAAAAAACCAAGAGTGTTTATCCATTTCTATGTTATAGGACGATATTAATTATTGTGCTAAATTATTACGGTAGTAGTTTATATAACCAGCCGATTTCTAAACCATTTGAAGAAATTCCAGTCCCCGTAAAATTGTTTTTTATACGGATTTTGGTGACCATTATGATTATTATGATGGTGCGGATTTCCAACGTGAAACCCTTCGTAATACTTATTCTTATAAGGGTTGTAATAATTTGGATTATAATATGGATGATGGTAAACGTTAGGATTGGTGCTAACAATGGTTGCTGATTTGTGCGTTGTGGTTGTAGTAGTAGCTCCGTAGTTTGGGCTGTCACGAATGTGCATTATCAAAATAAACGCAAAGAATACGCCGGCGGCGATCATTGCCATTTTTTTTGTTTCTGGTTCCATATTTTTAAGTGTATACCATTAACCTAGATAATATTTTTTCTTACAGGAGATATTCAAACAAAACCCTGTATACATGTCTGTATGAAAATTATAATGAATTATATTAGATTCTGACGTCAATCGCACACTTTTTAAACACGTTTGACAATATATGTATTTGGGTTCTTCTTCTTGTTTTATTTCCATTTTTACTAAAGACATTTCTTTTTTATTACACTAAAATAATATTTAATTACAGGTTAAAATACTTATATGCTTCCACTGCTTCTATTACTATTATGGCTTCCTTGGCTTCTATGGCTTCCTCGGCTTCCTCGGCTTCCTTGGCTTCCTCGGCTTCCTTGGCTTCCTTGGCTTCCTCGGCTTCCTTGGCTTCCTCGGCTTCCAGGTGTTCCACGGCTTTCAAAATCACGAGCAATGTCTTTCACGTCGGGGTCATTTTCTATTTCTTGGTAGAGACCTTCTTCTTTCATTTTTTTCTCGTAGTACTTTATAAAAAAGGTTTCCTCAGACTTTGTTATCGGGGACATGTCTTTTTCAGCTTTATCCAAGAATTCCATAATGAACCCAAATTTCTCTAACTGAAACTCATTTTTGTTATCATGACACTCATTATATACCTTTTCTGCGGTGGTTTTCAAAAATTCTTGTCTTTCAAGTGCTATATCTTCATAAGTGTAGTTTTTATATTTACGTCTCTCATAAAAGTTTGTTAAATACTGAATTACATAAGCATCAAAAAAAAATCGTCTACCCTTAGTATCGC